ATCCCACTCTAATACCGTGAGCCGTCAAATCTCTGAACCTATCGGAGTACAGTAAGGTGTACTACGATCGGGACTTTGAAGTGCGGTACCCCCGGAGTTAGAAGTTCCCTCTTTGTTTCGCCTTAACCAAATGGTTTGGTTAAATCGGACAAAGCCACCCACCTACGACGAATTCTCGTCCTAGGCCTCTGCGGAACCCCAGATGTCCATTTGGTAAATGGGTCTGGTTCTTCAGTAAAGAACTGAAGCAGCGCAGAGTCGTCTCCGACTGGAGTCCTGTTTTGCGTCGCTATAAGCGACGCTACCAAGACTTCTTCCCTTTGAAGTGACGCATTATAGCGGGTTTTAAAGCCCTCTACATTGTGCCCAAGAAAGGATACCAGTCCGAAGACACCTGATCTCACATGTACCGTCGGAATGTCCGAAGGTATGGTCGACGCTAGTCGATCTGCGGCGTTGAGCAGAAACTTCTTGTAGAAGTTATTCCGCGTCTCCACCGTACTAGCTAGAGATTCAGGTTTGCCATCGTTGAAGCTGCGCCAGTAGGCTGGAGTGATAACACTCCCTCCGAAAGCGTCAATGCCGCAAGACTCTCTGAACATTCCTGTCCAGAAAGACTTTTGAGCATTAACCTTGAAGTCCAAGACTTCAAGAGCTTCAAAGAGTAGCTCCCGACAGTCGACGGGAATGACTATGTCATCCCCGAAGACGGCTACCTCTCCTGCTAACATCTCAATATTCTTCTTCGTAGCTCTCAGGTTACGTTGCGTAAGCACCGTAGCGAGACAGATACTTAGGAAAATAAGAGACTCAACAGGAAAGGTGCAGGCGTTGCCCATAGTTGAGAATTTTCTCAACCGTATCAGAGGAGGCACCTTATCGGTGATATCCTGTGATACTACTTGGGTACGAGACGCTCTAAGGCAGCGTAAGAGTTTCGGATTACTCCGAAACATCTGCCCAACAGCGTGACAAGTGACACGATCGCTAGCCGCTGATAAATCAACGGTAGCAAGCGTGCCGCTCCTGGACCCCACGACACAAAGCTCTTGGTTAAGCGATTGATCGTTAAAACGAACAAATCGATTAATCCAAGAACACTTGGATCGTTGGTAAAAGTAGTGCCAGATATTTTGCTGGCACCACTGATTCGC